ATACTCTCTTTTTATTTGAGCGTACTCTACAGGAATGTTTGCGTTTAAATATGCCATAAATTAACCTCATTTTTTACAGTCTCCCCAGCTACTTCCTGTCAAACAATTAACTTTGTTTTTAATAAGTAAAGGAAGGGACTTTTCCATTACATTTTTTATTGTTTCTTTTTGTTTATCATCTTTTATAGATAAACACAATTCATCGTGAATTTGTATCTGAGGTAAAATGCCCCTCTCATACAATTGAACCATAGCTTTTTTTGTCATATCAGCTGCGGACCCTTGTATTAATCTATTCAAAGCTTTGTAAGTGAAAGCTGGCTTATAGTTATATTTAAAATCTTTCATATAATTATCAACAACCTTACCTTTATATTTTTCTAATAATTCTGCTTTGAAAGCTGTCTTCGCTTCCTCTTCAGTTAGGATAGGTACAGGTTCAAATCTTTTAATATCATCATTCCATTTCCTATCTCTAGTTTCCCACTTATTAAATCTACAAAACCTATCTCCTAATGTGTAAAGAAGTTTATGATCTTCAGCAAATGTAATTAAAGTTTGTGATAATAATTTAACAAAAGGAACTTTTTTATGATAAGTATTAAACAAAACATTAGCTTCTTTTTTTGATAAGTTTAATTCTTTTTCTAATTTTAATTTACCCATACCGTAGAACAATCCTAAGTTAATTGTTTTAGCCGTGGTCCTTGGTATGTTAGCCATGTCTGCTACAATCTGATGAAAGTCTGCATCGTCTTTATTAAACTCTTCTTCTAAACTGTCAGTACCTGGCAAACCTAATTTCAAAGCATAGTGTACAACGATTCTTGGTTCTTGTTGTGAGTAGTCAAACGATCCCCATTCTTGTCCTTGTTCAGGAATAAATAGTTCTCTCATCTTCTTACCGATGAATCCTCTTGCAGGTATCTGCTGTAGATTAGGATTAGACATAGAGAATCTTCCAGTAACTGTTCCTCCTTGATCAGATCTTATTTGATTGATGTCAGCATGTATTCTACCTTTATGAACATAACTTAATAAACCTTCAACAAAAGCACCTTTAGCTTTGTCACACTCTCTTGCTTTAGCAATCATACGTAAGAAACGATTTGAATGTGTCTTTAAATAATTCTTAGGTAGCTGAGGCATTCCAGACTTTGGAGTTTTTTTATAGTCTGTAATTCTTTGTTGATCTAAAAGTTTTTTGATTGAGGCTGAAGCCCATATCTCCACATCAACACCTGTTCTTGCTTTAATTATTTTTAATAAGTTGTCTCTTCTTTTCTCTAAAAGCTTACCTAGTTTTTCAGCTTTTTGGGTATCAATTCTAACGCCTTTAAACTTCATGTCAACTAAACATGGGAATAATTTTGTCTCTAAATCAAAAATATTTTTACAAGTTTTGTTTTCATTTGTATCTGTATTTATATATAATACTTCATTTAATTTTTTTTCAAATATGTTCCATAACTTAAGTGTTAGATTAACATCTTGCTCTGCATAATCTTTTACTAATGAATAAGATAGTTTATGCATGTTACTCATAGGGTCTTTAATACCAAACTCTGCTAAAGATTTTTCTTGTAGATCATATTTATATTTAGATTCTTTTAAGTAATCTTTACTGATTGAATCTAAAGAGTATCTCATTCTTGTTTCATCAAGCACCGATGCCGCTATCATAGTATCAAGAAGTTGTCCCTTAGGCATCATACCTGTTACAGCTCTAATCCAACATACGTCATACATTGCATTGTGAAATACTTTTGCAATGTTTTCATTTTGAAATAACTTTTCGTTTAGGTATTTCCATGTTGTAATCGGGTCTAAATTATCTGTCATGGCATGGGCTATTGGATAATAAACAGTTTGTTTATCTGTTGCGATAGCAATACCACAAACAAAACCTTCTCCTCTGATGGCCCCTGATCCGTGTTTCTTCAGCGATGGATCGTATGTCTCTAAGTCGACAGCTACGGTTGTTACATCTGTAAGATCTAAATCTTTTAATGACGGTGCACTACACATTATTTGTAATCCCTTTCTTTTATCATTTCTAAGTAATGAATTGCTTTATCAATGTCTTGCTCTTTCCCTTTCGCTGCATGTCTGCATATGTACTTTATAGCTGATCCTTCTGCAAAGGGCAACCTGTTCTTATTTATAAACTCACTTGGCTGCATGGCCATCGATTTATAATGTGATCCTCCGATTTGTTTTTTGTATGCGCTCATCTTATTCCTAACCTCCTTTTACTTTTTGAATGGGTTGCTAATGTCCAACAATCAAAGATACCTCTACTGTAAGCAGTGTACTTTAATCTTAGTTGGGTAAAGTAGTTTTCAGGGCGATGTAAACTTTCATCTACAATAACGTTATCAAACGTTAATCCCTTAACATCGTGTATGTTGCCGTATTTAATTCTGACATCTCCATCAAAATCAAAACCTTTTTTAATAATCCTATTGATATAAATTAATCTATCTTCATCTGTCTTCTTTCTAACAAGATCATAACTATCGTGTTGTCTTGCATCTTCTTTTAAAAACTTTTCTTTAATTAAATACTCAACAGTGTAATCTTTTTTAATCCAATCTTTAAAAGGATCTTTGTCTTTTGACTTACCTCTAACTATTACTTTACTACCCATGTAATCCCAAAAAGCTTTTATCTGTGTAAGACTCATAGGTTCTCCTGCCAGAAACTTAGGCCAAAGATAATGACATTTTATTTCTTTTTTAGAAACATACGCTTGATTTTTTACATGAGAAAATTCTATAGCGTTCTGTTTAAAGAACTGTCTCACTCTTAAATCACCTGGTGTCTGTCGGTAAGTAAATAAGAATGTTTGTTTTGTTTCTTGAATTTTATTTAAAAGATAATCTAGTGCACTTGACCCTGTAAGATTGGGTAGATAAAAACTTTTACCTTTAATAGTGTCTCCTACTTTAAACCCTTCTTCTATCTTCCCCTGTTGTAAATGTCTTTCAGTATATATAGCTGGAGTCCAAGTTCTTTCATAACCATAGTGATTCCAAATAGGTTTTATAATCTGTTTACAAATATTATTAATTGTCTCGCCACATCTTTTACCATTCTCTAATTCTTCTGCATCCTTTGATAAATTGTGAAAATACTCTGGGTCTGATCCTGAGAACTCAAAGATTGTTTGATCAGCATCCCCTACCATATAAAAATTTCCATCTTTTACATTAGTTGACATTTTTTTTATAGCTTCAATCTGTGGTACATTACTGTCTTGAGCTTCGTCTATAATTAAAGCATCTATTTCTGGTGTCTTTGCTTCTGTTATAAAATCTTGAATCATATCTACAAAGTCATGAATACGTTCTCTATCTTTATAATCATCATAAACTTCTTTAAGTTCTGTTATGATTTTAAAATCATAAGGCCAATAACTATTTCTGTTTGTTTTAAACCAAAAGTTTTTTAAATCATTATGGTAACCATGACCATGAGCATCATTTAAAAATTTATAAAAAGGATGTTTCTTAGTTAAATCATCTGAAGGATTTATTTTAACTCTATTAAATAAAGCATTTTCAGTTATTAAATTTAAATGATCTTGATAATCAAAAACATCTTTTCTTATAAGTTTACCCTTACAATACTTATGGATGGTACAGATTTTATACTCTAAAGCTTTCTTCCTTACTCCTTTTTCCTTCATCAAAGGTATATCTAAAATAACATCTTTAATCTCATCTGCTGCAGTATTAGTGTGAGATAGAATAATTATATTCTCATGACCATATTTGTTAATAAGCTCAATATATTTATCCCTAATAAAAAAATTTGTTTTCCCTGTCCCTGGAGGACCTGATATAAATTTAGGCTTCATAATCTATTTGCTGTACTTCCTCTACAACTTCTCCTTCAACAAGAATATCTTCCTTGTCAATATCTGGTTTATCTATCTTCCAATATACAAAAGATTTATTGTTTGGATCTTTACCGTGTATCTTCTTACCTTCTAAAATCATTTGAATTTTCATAACAAGATCTACTCTTTTCATATTTATCTTTTGACTTTCTAAATAATCTTCAAACATATCTAGATTAAATTGTATTGAGCTTCTACCCAAATCAAAATAAGGAAGTTTATGATTGTATAATTCTTTCTTATCTGTGTAAGCTTTTTCTTTTCTAATATAAGACTTGAAATATTTTTTAAATCTTAAGTTCTCATTTGCTTCTTCAACATAATTTTCAGATCTGCTTCTTGCTTCATATTTTGCTCGCATTATCTTTTCAAATTCAACGGGTTTCATTTTAGGAACCCATACAGAAGCTTGACTAATAACTTCATCGTAAAACAAATGTTGTTTCATAAGTGTTGGACCCGATACTATGATTTGAACTTGCTTTGGTTTATCATTAACAACCGCATTTACTTTTACAAGATATCTATTCTGTCCATATTCTATGATGTCTCCTATTGCAGCTTGACCTTCAACTGCTTCGTTCGTAATACCTACCCAACTGAATAAAGTTTGAATAGCCGATACACTACAATTATCTCCAACAGATTGTGCAATCGTTGGCATTCCTAATTTTCTCTGTGCTTTAGCGTGTGATGTACCTTTGTTATTTCTTTTATCTGGGTCGTGATCTTTTGCTATTACAGCAATACGATAAATAAAATCATCGATGTCTTCAGGTTTCCATTTTGTATGGTTTAGTAAAACTCCTGCTATTGCTGTACAGAAATTATCTCTATCTCCTTTATCAGGATAAATGATACATAGTGCTGTAGATAAAGCTAACTTACCTACATCCATTTGTAAGTCACCAGTATATTCATGGATACCTTCAAAATGTTCCCATTCAATTGGTTCGTTTGTTGTATGGTATTTTGTTTCCGGTACTAAAGTATATTGTTGAATGTCATGTCTTATCTCGCAAAGCGTAGCCCCGTGAGCATATTTTTCATAAATTTTTTGTAAATCTTTTGGTAATATAAATTTTTTAGGTTTATCTGTGCCAGCCCATAAATAATGATTTGTTGGACTGTTCTTTCTTCCAAATATAGCACCACATTTCTTAATATAATAATCTGTAAAATATTTTACAAAGTCATTATCAATATCTAAATCAATGTATTTGTCTAAACGTAAACCCATTTGTTTGTTTACGTGTTCTGATCTCCATTCTTCTTTCGTAATTTTAAAATTAATGTCTGACCATTTTTTAACCACGGATCGTTTCTTCTCACATGGTATAATGATATGATCAGTATCTAACCAATCTTCATACGTTTTTGGAGCGTTATCATTCACTTTGTTCATATAAATAAAGCGAGGCGGATCCAGTCTCCCATCACCGCCTCAGTTATTCCCGCAGGAAACTATAAATTTACTTTCCTAGCTTTAGGTGATTCTTCAGTTTCTGGTTTAGCTTGAACTTCGCCTTTGCTAACGCTAGCTGCAAAATTTTTCGCTATCTCATAAACTCCTTTATCTTGAACTGGTCCAACTGTGGACACATCCCAACCAAACCAAGTTCCTTTGTCGTTAGACATCTGAACTGTTTTTAGTTTATAAATGTGGCTATATGTTGGCGGTGTGAATAAACCGTTCTTACCTTGCATTTTCAAACCCATCATCATTGAGTTCCATTTTCTACTCACTTTTAATTGAGTAGCTTTCATAGAAATCAAAGCTGTTGTTGGGCTTTTACTTAGCAAAATAACAAAGTGATTCGCAGTGTTCTCGATATAATTACCATTCGATAATCTATCTTTGTAAGACTTATCTCTTGTAGTCTTACTCATAATATCACTACTAGCTTCATGTATTGCTACAGGAGCTCCTTTGCTCTCACCTCTGTCTTGCCATTCTACAAGTTGTCTTTTGTAGTATACTGGCAAAACATCTATCCCCTTATCACCATCAAAAATTTCATTTGTGACAGTGTTGAGAATCATGCCTGGTTCTGCACCTTCGACATGCTTCCCATCCCTTTTGTTTACTTCAGGAGATAGTTGTCCTAAGACTTTCAAAAATGGTAATGCAAGATCTTCTTGCGCCATATTTTGAGAGCCAGCATTTGCATCTGCTTCAAATAAGTTTGTAGCTAATGCACCTGCATTTTCTTTTTTTTGTACTTGACTCATGGTTATTGTTTCCTTTTTATTGTTGTCTTATTCTCAGTGAATACACCGAAAATTTCCGTTGGCATTTCTTTACCTGCCTCGATACGTTCACGGACTAACGCTTTCAAAGTCATGGGTTCAACCTTCAACTTTTGTGTTGGTTGGAACCCTTGACCTTTTGCAAGTTCGGCATAATCAGCCGCCTTGTTATCTTCGTTGCGACCAAAGGATACGGATATCTCGTTTTTGATTATATCCCCTAGTCCATTTTTACGAAGCCAGTTAAACGCCGCTTCCTTATTAGCCACACTGATGTGTGCTCTATACGACGTTGAGACTTTGATGGATGACCCATCTTGAAGTCTTAATTCTGATAAACCCATTTCAGAAAGCATTGTAGGGATAACTTCACCTGACAATCTTTCTAATTCTTTTTTCTTTTCTTTTAGTTTATTTTCAGTTTCTTTTATATCAGCATCTAAAGATTCTAGTGTTTGAACCTGATCTGCTAAAGACTGAATGTTATCTGTTTTATTTAACAGATCTTCTTTATCTTTTTCAAAGTTGATTTGACTCATGTATTTCTCCTTTATTATAAATGTCTATCTCAATTGGATAGTATCTTCTTTCTTGTTTATCCCATTTTAATAAATTAAATTTACCATTTGTCAAGTCTGAAACTATACAGCAGGCAACACCTATTAAAGCAGGATCGCCAGTTAGTAATAAATAATCATCTTGTCGGAAGTCTTTCAATAATCTTTTTAACTTTAAGATTAATGGTCCAGGTGAAAAAATCATTTGTGCTCTTTCGTCTAGTAGAAATTTTATTCTACCATAACCCGTTGCACCCATAATATTTATTTTTGGACGACCATCTCTAGTGCCTGCAATCTCTTGCAACACATGTACGATAGGCTCCCTATCTTTTTTTATTTCTGAGTAATTTATACTTTCTGGCATTGACAAACATATAAGCTTTATTATATAGTATGTCAATAGAAAGAAGATATAATAATTATGAACTACAAGTTTAAAACTAAACCGTATGCGCATCAGTTAACTGCGTTAGAAAAATCGTGGAATAAAGAAAGCTATGCTTACTTTATGGAAATGGGTACAGGTAAAACTAAAGTGCTTATTGATAACATGGCTATGTTATATGATAAAGGCGCTATAAATGGTGCTTTAATTGTTGCACCTAAAGGAGTTATTGGTACTTGGTACAACCAAGAAATACCTACTCACTTACCTAATCATATAAAGAATGTGTCAGTATTGTGGCAATCTAATATAAATAAAACTCAACAAGAAAAACTTAATACTTTATTTGAAACAGGAGAAGATCTTCATGTTTTAATTATGAATGTTGAAGCTTTCAGTACAGACAAAGGTAAAACATTTGCAGCTAAATTTTTAAGAACACATAAAACTTTAACAGCCATTGATGAAAGTACAGTTATTAAAAATCCTAAAGCTAAAAGAACTAAAAATATATTAGCTCTAGCTGATCTTTGTAAGTACAGAAGAATTATGACCGGTTCACCGGTAACAAAGAATCCACTAGATTTATATTCACAATGTAATTTCTTAGATCCTTTCCTGTTAAACTTCCAATCTTATTTTGCTTTTAGAAATAGATATGCAGAAATGAAAACATTACATATGCATGGTAGACAAATACAAATCGTTAATGGTTTTAAGAATTTATCTGAACTATCTGATAAACTAAAAGGTTTTTCTTACCGTGTATTAAAAGAAGATTGTTTGGATTTACCTCCTAAGATATGGACTAAACGACATATAACTTTAACAGCTGAACAAGCCAAAGTTTATAAACAAATGAAAGAGCAAGCCTTGGCTGTTTTAAAAGGTAAACAAGTTACATCAGTATCTGCGCTTACTCAGCTAATGAGATTACATCAGATTACTTGCGGTCACTTTGCTGCTGATGATGGTTCTGTTCAACAAATTAAAAACAACAGACTATCTGAACTTATGGATGTATTAGAAGAGACAGAAGGTAAAGCTATTATATGGGCTCACTATCAACATGATATTAAAAACATTGTAAAAGAAATAGAGAAGGTTCATGGTCCGGGTTCCGTGGTGACTTATTATGGGCTCACGCCTCAAGATGAAAGACAAGATAATATTAAACAGTTTCAATCGAATGATGAAGTACGGTTCTTAATCGGTACACCAGCAACGGGTGGTTATGGTATTACACTTACTCAAGCCAACACCGTAATCTATTATTCAAATGGTTATGATTTAGAGAAAAGATTACAATCAGAAGATAGAGCACACAGAATAGGACAAAAGAAATCAGTAACGTATGTTGATATTATGGCAGAAGATACTGTTGATGAGAAGATTGTAAAAGCTTTACGTAAGAAAATTAATATTGCGTCTGAAGTTATGGGTGAAGAATTAAAAGATTGGATCTAAGTTAATAACTTATCAAAAAAGAATAAGGCCACAGTCCCCACCGCAGCTAATAATACCCAGTAGATTTTATCTACCTTACCACCCAATTTGTCAATATCTTCATGCATATGTTTTAAATGATTATTTTTAATTTGGGAAATATCTTTTTTTACTCCAGTCACGTGACCGTATAATGATATGATATGCTCTCTAGTATTTTTGGGTTGTATAGCCATGTTATATATTTTTCTTTTGAGCGATTAGATTACCTAGTTCATCTCTTGGAAATAAACTAGCATAAGTATTAGCTTGTGTCGACTGTGTTTGTTGAGACACAGGACTAATAGGCGCGGGCATTGGTGTTCTTAATGGTGGAGCTTGAACTTGAGGTAGTTGAGATTGTACTTGTGGAATTTCCTGGGCTTCTTCATAGAATGAAACATTATCTTTTAATAAACCAATGTTTCTATTTTCAGAAATAATATCATTGATAGCAGGAATAGATTCAAAATAAGGATTAGGTAAATTAACACCTTCTTTTTCATTTAAATCTCTAGTTATTTCAGACATTCTTTTTACAAAAAAACTGTTTGGTCTTGAAGGAGTAAACTTACCTTGCATCAATTGATTAAATACATTTTTAGATAAACCTTTTCTTTTAACTTTTTTTCTAATAGCACTTTCGCTTACACCTAATGTTCTAGCAGCATCTATATTTTTATACATGTCTTTTAAAACTTGAAACCTTTGTGCTTCAGAATACTTATAAGAATTAACAATATCATCAGGATCTACTCTTCCTCCTTTTAGCAAAGGACTGGTAAATAAGTTAGATGCTTTTTTTAAATCTCTTCCAAAAGCAGTAGACATATAAGTTAACGCTCTTTCAGGATTTGAATTAATTGTTCTAAAACCTGATAAACCAGGTAACTCATCAGCAAGGTTATACAACTCACCATACTTACTTGTCTTTCCAGTTGCTGCAAGTCCTAATCTTTTTAATTGAGATGTTGACCCAGGCGTTAAAGCTCCACCAATATGAAATATTCCTTTTCCTATTTTAACCATTGGATCATCTTGTTCATTCCAAACTCTCCTACCACCTTTTCCAATACCTCTTCTAATTGTTGAGTCTACCAATGCTTCTGTAAATATAGATTCACTTACAAAAGGCTCCATAAGTTCTACAACTCCTTCAGATAAACCTTCACCTAATGCTTTTTTTAAAGACTCTTCTGTTCCATCTGTCTGTGCTATAGCATTTACAACAGTTGTATAAGGCCTTAATAAAAAATCATAAGCCGTTGAATAACTAAAATCTACATATTTTAAATAACCGTTTTCGTCTCTACCTACTGGTAACAGTGTAGAGTTTTTAGACCACTCAGGAACAAATTTTCTTAAAGCAGACATTTCTTCTTCGGTTACATTATTTTTAGCTTTGAATACTTCTGTCAAAGCGATAGGTATTCCTCCAACAGTTGTACCAAAACTTAATAGTCTTCTTGTCCCTAAAGCTTTTAACTGAGGTATTCCACTTGTTATTTCATCAATAGACTGAGTTATAATATTATTTCCTGTTCTCATAATTTCAATTGGAAATGCAATGAAGTTACCAAAAGGAGATTGTCTTAACGCTTTTGCCGTTCTACCAATGTATTCATAGTTTGGCACTTGATTTCTTACCATGTTTGCTGAAAGCTCATCTAAAAATCCATCATAAGATTCGTTAACAATATCCATTCTCGTTACTTTTTTTCTAAAATATCTACCTACATTACTATCTTCGTTTAATAATGTTTTGTAGTTATCTTTTGTAAAACCTATCTTATTAAATATATTATTATATCTATTACGCTCTAACTCAAAAGAGACTATCTTCCAAAAATCGTCTTCAGCCACATAAGTATCTTGAGCTTTTATATATGCTTTTTTAAGTGATTTAGGAGCTCTACTTAATTTATCAAATGCTTTAGCTCCTGTTGCTCCTTCAGCAATATCTTGTGCTAATTTTAAAGTTTCACCTGCTTCGACTTGAGTTCCAGTAAGCCCTAGTTCTTTTAGTCTTTGATATGATCTTTGTTGTTGTTTGTTTAAAGTTCCAAAAACTCTTTTGGCAGTTAGATCATAAGCTTCCCCTAATACACCTTTTCCTCCAAATACTTTAGGAGCTAATGTTTGAATATCAGTTAAATTTGGTAGTATAGCTCCGTTCGCTGCTGCAAATGAAGCAGCACTTATAAAATTTCTTACGTGTGTTATTGGAGATAATATTGTTTTTGATATTTGAGACATGGCCTTTGGCACTAAAAGCATATAACGATATGCTGTACCTACATCTGTCTTATTTAACCAATCACTGGTCACATCAAAAATTGAATCGTACTCAGGGGCTCTAATATACTTACCATCAAGCGCACTAATACCAGCAAGTCTACCTTCTCCTGGTTGAACATATTTCCAATCTCTTGGATCTAATTTATTTATATCAATTCCTTGTTTTGTTAATTCATCAGCTGTAAATATTTTTTTATTTGGACCAACACTCCAAGCTTTATTAACATCATCTAAATATTTTGTTCCATAAAGTAGATGAGCTTGTTTACTTATTGTTGAATGAAAAGTATATTTAGGATCTTTAATTTGACCTATTAATTCTTTTTGCCAAGGTTCAGCAATTTTTGGTTCTAAAATTGAAGGGTTTAAAGATACTGCTTTTCGTTCTTCTAATGTTGCTGGTCTTCCTGTAACTTCTTCAACGCCATTTTTAAATTCTTTATTTAAAACATTAGCTTCATCTAATCCTTCTTTTCTTAAATAATCATCAATTTGTTTGTTAATAAATTCATCTGAATACTGTGTTCCTTTTACTTGTTCTGCAGTAGGTGATATTAATTGTCCTTTGTTAGGTCCTGCTGCGTAGTAATTTTTTTCGTCTAGTGCATAGGTTTTTAATTTATCTGCCTTTAATAAATCAAAAGATTTTTGTCTAATTTCATCGGTAACTTTATATTTTTTAAATATAGGCATTTTTGTAAATGCTGCATATTCATCATTTAAATAAGACCCAAGTCGATTTGAAAACATTTTAAAATCATCTCCGGATAATTTACCTGTTTGCATTAACAAACTAGAAACATTATCTACTCCCATTCTCATTTCTAAAATTGCATTTTTTAAAGGCTCAGTATTTTTTATTCCTGCTTTTTTAGCTTGGTCTAATAGTTCTTGTAACTCTCTACTCACTCTATAATCATCTATTTTAAAAACACTTTTCTTTAAAAAAGTATTTTCTTTAACAATACTATTTAAATTTTTTTCTCTTAAACTTAATTTTGCTCTGTCTTGTAAAAGTTTTGCTCTTCTTGGTTGATTTAAAAGTCTTTGATAAGGGTCTTTACCCATCAAATTTAATTCTCCTAATTCATCATCAATAAGTTTTAATTTATTTTGAACCTCTGGCAGCTCAGACAAACTTTGTTGAATTACTTTCCTTGATTTAATTTGTCCTAAAGCTTTTTGAGCAGATTCTGGTTTTAGTAATGAAGAACCTAAACTAGGTACTTCAGTTTTTGGACCAATAAAACTTGGATCAATTTTAGTTGTTAATATATTTTGTATTTTACTTAAGAATTTTTTTTCAGTAAAAGGTGTAACTTCTTTATTAACAGAAGACTGTCTTAAAAAATCATCTATGGCAGGCACTACTTCTTTCGCTGCATCATCAATTTTTTTAATCGCTTCCATAGTACCAATTTCTAATGCTTGAATTGAATCTTGAGAACCTTTTAATAATTCAAAAGTCTTTCTTGATCCTCCTCCTTGAGCCGATAACCCTAATCCAATTTTTTGAAAGAATCCTCCAACGGGAGTTTTTAAATATGCATCTACTCCTTCTTTTGCAGGAGTCCTTAGTTTCTGAACGCCTTTACCCGCACCAAATAAAGCTAAATTAAATAACGCACCTTCTGTTCCAAACTTTAATCTGTTTTTTAATTTTCTATAGGCTTCGTCTCTTCCTTCTTTAGTTTCTCTGTCTAACATTGTTAGTGCATAAGGTTCAAAAGAAGTTCCTTTTGCAATATCTGCTAGTGTTCCAATGTCTTCATCAGCAACTAAAGCTTCTCCAACTCCGCTACCAACTATACCACCAGATATAGGTCCCATTATTTTTCGACCAGCGTTTGTTAAACTAAAATATTTACCAGCTTTTTTAGCTGCTATTGCTTTTTTAGCTACTATATTAGCAGTAGATCCTGTTAGTTTTTTAAATTCAGCGCTTCTTAATGCAGCAGCTCTTCTTGTTAAAGCACTAGCTCCTTTTACTCCTGCTCTTGCTCCTAATGCTGCTCCTGATATTGCAAGCGGTGCGATCTGAGTTAAAGCTTGTGTAATCTTCCCTACTGTTCTTGCTTCTGCTTCATCATCAAAAGGGTTAACTTCATCAAACCAATTCTCTACATCTTTAGCAGTATTTGTATCTCCTACTAAATCAAAAATTTCTGCACCTAAAGATACAACGCCTTTTGGTATATTCCATAAACCTGTAGCCACTCCAGCTAAAGCAGATTCAAAAAATCCTACATCTTGTTCTTTATTTTCTTTCTCTGTTTGTTTGTTAAGTTCATTAATAGAAACTCCTTTTTCAACAACAAATGCCATGATGCCTCCTATTTAGAACTAATTTTTGTAGAACCAATTTTAAGATCTGATTTTACTCCTTTATCAATAATAGATAAGTTTCCTTTTTTATCATAATATAAACCATCTGGTGTATCAGGGTTTATTTTTCCATTTTTATCTACAGGGAGTTGAGAAAACTCTGCAAAATTTCTTCCTAAATAATCTATTCCTCTAGCTGCTTTTGCAGCAGCTTCTTTAGTAAGGTTTTCTGATAAAGCTTCGGTATTAAATTGAATTCTATCTTCTTGTGTTGACCCTTTACCTGTAGAGCCAGAAATTGCCATGTTGATTAATTTTTCTGTACTTACTCCAGGCATTTCTTTTTGTAAATATCTAACAGTCTGTTCAAGTCTAGTTGGATCTAATTGTTTCATAGCTGCTTGTAACCCTAAAGCTTTTATTTCTCTATCAGCAGCTCTTTCTCTTGCTTGAATTTTACCAAGCTCTGCTACTGAAGGAGCAGCTGCTCTACCAACTGCAGCAGTTAAATCTCCACCTGGTTGTGCTAATAAGTTTGTACCAAACTGAGCAAGTTGTAAATACTTTTGTCTATTAAGTTCATCTTCATCCCCACCTAATACTGTTTCAAACATCTCCATGTATTTTTTAATTGTTTCAGCATCTGAATCTTCTGTCGATTTATTTATTTTTGGATCTACTTCTGGCTCTACTTCTGGTTTTGGTTCTACTTCTGGTTCTTCTGTTTTAATATTCATAGTTTCACCTGTTTCTAAAATTTTAATAGGATTTATGAAATCAGGATTAGCTTCTAAAAATTCATCGGCCTCTGCTCGTGTTCTAAACTCTAAGCCTTCTTTTGCAGCGTCAAATATACCTTCAAATAAAAAAGGCTTCTGTTGAACTTCTCTAGCTCTACTAACTATTTTTCCCGTTGGAGGAAATATAGTATCTTTAATACGTGTTAAAATACCTGGCTGTTGAGGTAGGGCTTCTGGTAATCCTCCTACTGAATCAGGAACTCCGCCCGTTTGCATACCCTGTCTTGGTTCTGTTAAACCAGACATAATACCTTCGTTAGGTGTTCCACCTTTTCTAAACATTGGTCTTTTTAAAGTTCTATTCATTATCTTCTTAAACCACCATATATTCCAGCAAACGTTGTACCTAATCCTAATGCTGTTTGTAGTGGATCTGCTTTAGGTGTAGCTGAAAAATTATATTGTCCAGGATAACCACCCATGATTC